GTCCATCCCAACGGCCACCGGGTTAGAAAATCTCCCCCACTTACGCGCTATTACTTCCGCCTGCTTCACCGGGTTCATGCCCTTAAGAACGACCGGTATTCTCGATGGGGTAACCCGCTGGATAGCCTTACACAGACGCTTCTCCAGCGGGGCGAGATATCGGCCCAGACTTGCACCAAACCTCGCGTCCCTCGGTTGGATGAGACGCGGCACCGGTTATTTTCCCTCCTTGATGACGGTCTTTTCGCCGCCCTTCATAAATGCTTTTATCTTGGCATCCTTCGCACGAATAGGTGTACGGTTGAGGCTCTCCGCGGCCTCCAGATATATGGCACGCTTGCGGCCGGTGTACCTGTCTGCAAAAGCGTCGAATGACAGCCTTTGAAAACCAACTACCGGGGCCTGCGCCCTCATCCTGTTGATCACCCTCCTTGCGACGGGTCCAATTCGCGATTGCCAGGCGCCTCTCAATGGCTTAGGCGGGGGCTGGTAGCCCCCACCGGCCTTCTTAACGAGGAAGACGCGCTGGTAAAACGCACAAAGGAGATTATCTATTGTGTTATCGAATACACTGACATTGAAGTCAGTGCCCACTTCCGCTAGGCTGTAGCAGAACCGTTCCTTGTAAATGTCCCGCACCCTGGACAGGGTCATACTATTCGCACCTTTGAGCTCCACAGCTACTGCTGCGGGGTCCGGTTTGACACGAATACCCTTCCTCCAGGCCGGGCACCCTCATTTACTTGAGAACGTCAGGCCCGACCTACCCCACCGCGCGAAGTTGAAAATACGCGGTAGGGTTGAGCCGGTTGCGGCCTCCAACTGGAGAACCACTGCCCGATCGCGGCGCAGACGTAGTCTCTTGATATCCATGTTGGTGGGTATGAAGAACATGTCGGTCGCGAGTTCGATAGCGTCAGCCACATCGACCATCCGGAGATTCTTCTTATCTCGGATTTTCTCGTCGCAGCGTTCCTTGATGAGCCGACGGACAATTTGTCGGTTCAGTTCGGTCGCTTTGAGAGGGCCCAAGTGGAAACGGGCCAGGTCGACGAAGTCCAGACTTAAAGAAATCTGACCCCGTTCGGCCCGGTGCTCGTCAACGTTATCAGGGAGCGGGCCAACACCTTGCCCGCCCGAATCACGTGGAGGGTCAGAACCCCCCGGTCTGGTCAGCCCGTCCTGACTTACCACGGCCTTCCCACGGCCGGCGACAGTGGCGGGTTGCTGACCCGCCTCAGGGACG